ACACGTCGGCCGCCTCTGTAGGTTCCGTCTCTTGCCACAAGGCACCTCCTTTCCGTATAAAATAAAAAAGGGGTTTAATCCCCCGTTTGAATTGAACTTTTTTCGCGCGTGACCCACCGCCCGTTGCTCGGAAAATCTTCCGCAGAGATTGAGACCCCCCTACCTAAGTCAGCTCCACCTGTCGCTACGCTCGGCATGAATCCTCGAGTGACAGGACTTACAAAGAGCCATCAAGTTTTTTTGTTTATTTGTTCCGCCTTCGGACAAAGGAATGATGTGATGAACTTCTTCAGCGGGAGTGAGCTTCCCGTTTCGTTTGCACTCCTCGCACAAGGGGTGAGCCTTGATGTATCGGTCACGGATGCGTTTCCACGCTCTGCCGTAGCGTCTTCTTGTCTCTGGATCCCTTTGGTATTTTTCGTATCGTCTTGCTTCCTCCTGCTCATGCTTCTTACAAAATCTTCCCTCAACAAGCTCGGGGCAGCCGGGATAAGAACAGGGGCGCTTCGGTTTTCTTGGCATCAAGCACCTCCCGCATAAAAAAACCTGCAGCATCGCCGCAGGTCTTCTGAGTTTTTTCCTAGCTTAATAGTATCAGGGTTACTAGTTACAAAGCACTCACATTTACTTGCAACTTTCTAACATTAAGTTTCTGATTTCAGGCCAAGTATCCAGTTCCTTTTGAATGTCTTTCAAAGCCTTATTGCGTTCTCTGGCAATCGTTGTCTGGCTGATATGAAGCTCCAGCTGTAACTCCTGCCAGCTTTTACCTTCAAGATACAAACCTTGTAAAATCAATCTCTGTCTTTCAGGCCGGCTGTTGATTGCCCACTCTGCAATGGACAATTGACGCATACGAAGCTTCGCATGCTGTAGGCGTAGGTCAACAACGGCATTGTTGGTAAATTCCGCACAACAGCCGAGTTGTTTCAACATAAAGCTAAGCTCCGGCAGAGAACCGCCGGGTTCCGGCATGTCCTGTTGAAGCATACCCTGTAAGAGGCATAGGTCTGCCTCAAGTTCGTTATGATAATTTTCGTAGTTACTTAAAAGCTCGTTAATTCTCATCGTAAAATTCCTCCTTCCGAAAACCGAAGTATTGATATTGTCTTTCCAGTGTCTTAGCCATTCGCAGGGTGGCTTTCTCTTTCTTTCTTAAAAACTCTACGCCGCTTAAAGAAAAGCGTTCACAGACCTCACCCCAGCGTCTGCCTTCCAAAATGTCATAGGTCATCAGGTCTCGGTAAAAGCGCGGCAGGGCACGAATGGCATAGCGGATAAATTCCACTTCCTTGGCCGCCTTTTCGTATTCCTCCGTCATCTCTCTTTCCGCCTTGTGATTGATGAGCCAGGCAAGCCTGCGATAAGAAGTGGCAATGTAAAAAATGCGGTTATTGGAACGCTGCTTTTGTACTCTGACCTCATCGCCGGTCTTTCCGGGAAAGGTCAGCATCTCCAAAACCTCGCTTGCCGTAATGGGAATAAACTGTGCCATTTCCTGTTCCAGCTCTTTCATCCTTTTGGCGTTCTCGGGGTAACATTTAAGCATTTCTTTGACTTTCTTTACGCTATCCATCCGTCACCCTCGCTTTCACCGCCTGCATTAAAGCTTCCTGCGTGACGTCCTTTTTCTCCAAAGCACGTGCTACATCCCGGTCAATCGTCCCTTCGGCAAGAAGCCTGAAGATGACAACCGTATCCTTTTGTCCTTGCCGCCAGAGTCTGGCATTGGCCTGACTGTAAAGCTCCAGTGACCAGGGAAGGGAAAACCAGATCACGGTAGAACCGCCGTGTTGGAGATTCAAACCATGTCCCATTGATGCGGGGTGAGCCATAGCGATTGAGATCTCGCCTTTGTTCCAGGCCTTAAAGTCCTCAGGTGTATTAATTTCCACTGCTTCCTTGAAACGCTCTTTTATCCGGCTTCGTTCATGGCGATAGTTGTAGTAGATAAGAACGGGCTTTCCGTTTGCCGCTTCGATTAGGTCTTCCAGGGCATCAAGCTTGGATGAATGAAGCTCTGCGATGCTTCCTTGGTCGTCATAGACAGAACCCGATGCCATCTGGATGAGTTTATTAGTAAGGACGGCAGCATTTACAGCATCAATGGTTTTGTCCATTAACTCCGCCACCATCTCCCGCTCCATCTCCATATAGATGTTCTTTGCTGTATCCGAAAGTTTGACCTTCACATCTCGCTCCAGTCTTTCCGGCATCTTGAGAAAGTCGCAACTTTTCATAGAAACACATAGACCGGATAAAAGACCGTAGATAAATTTCTCCGCACCGGGACGGGGCTTGTAGGAATAGACGATATAGCCGTTCATTCGGTCAGGAACAAAGAAATCCGCCCGGTAGCTTCCGATTGTTTTCCCGAGACGCTTGCCCTGATCCAAAAGATAAATCTCCGACCATAAATCCATCAGTCCATTGGTCGAGGGCGTTCCCGTAAGGCCTACAACTCGGTCAATGCCGGGTCGCTTTTTTCGAAGTGCCTTGAAGCGTTTGCTGGATGGATTTTTAAAGCTCGAAAGCTCATCAATCACCAGCATGTCAAAGTCCCAGTCGCAAAGCTTACAAAGCCAGGCGACATTCTCCCTGTTAATCACATAGATATCGGCAGGTGTTTTAAGAGCCTCGATTCTTTCCTTTTCGCTGCCCAGAACCTTCGAGATTCGAAGAAAGGTCAGATGATCCCATTTTTCAAGCTCCTCCGTCCAGGTATTCTCCGCCACACGAAGCGGGGCGATGACGAGAACTTTTGAAATTTCAAAGTAGTCAAACATCAATTCCCAGATGGCGGAAAGCGTGATGACCGTCTTCCCGAGACCAGGCTCTAAGAAAAGACCGCAGGCTTTTTTCTTGATAATTTGCTCTTTGGCATATTCCTGATAATCATGAGCCTTGTATTGCATTAAGTATCCCTCCGATATCTCTCGGATCATCCAAGACAAAAACCTGAAAGCCCAAGCTCCTGATTTGTTTGTGCCTTTGAAGTTGCAAGGCTCCGGGACTTCTGCCGGGTTTCTTTACTTCCACAAATCCCATCCTTCCTCCGGGAAGAAGGATGAGTCTATCCGGCACACCGTTTAATCCGGGAGAGACGAACTTTAAACAAAGCCCCGATCTTTTCCTGGTTTCCGTCAATAATTTATGTTCTATCTGTTTTTCAAGCATTGTTATTTCCTCCGTCAAACGTTGATATTTCAGGCTTTTCTTCGAGAGGGTGCAGGTCGGTGCAAGTCATCTAATAAACTTCTCTATATAGAATTTTTGACCTAAAATTTTCGCCCTAAAGGGGTTTTATACAAAGACCTGCACCGACCTGCACCTTTTGATTTTTAGTCCATAAATTCGGACTTTAAACGAAGCCCTAAAACCACCATTCCGGCTTTCGTTTTCTTCCGTTCATAGCCTTCAATTTCAAGGGCTGTGTAAAAGTCCGCCGTGCTTCTCGTCCATTCGCCTGTTCTCTGACAATAGGCCCTGTAATCCTGGTAAAACTCACCCGACTTTTGCGTGTATGATGGATCAATCTCACAGCATTCCTCAAGAAAACCTGAGAGCCAGTCGTTATTCTCCCTGTATCTGTGAATGGCATCAGCCACACATTTCGGAATGGGGATTTTGAAGTCTTTATCGATGGCTTTTCTCGCGCCCTCAATAATCCAGGAAAGAATCGCACCTCCCGCATGTTCCACCAGATAGTCCGCATAATTTTTGATATCCGCCTTACCCTTGATCTTGGCCTGAAAGGGAATGACAATGAGCCTTCGCCAAGTACCGTCGTCATTCGCCCCAACTTTGGGGAGATGGTTCGTATAAAGGACAAGGGTATGAGTCGGGGTAAATTTGAAAGGGTCTTTATATTTCTTTTCTCCGGAGACAAGATCCGTAGAACAAAGCTGTTTGATGACGGAAGTATTAAGCCGCATGCCTTCTTCAAGCTCTGCCGCAATGACCAGTCGTTTTCCTTTCAGTTCTGCAATCTCAGGCTTTACATTTCTTCTGCATCCGACCGTCAAAGCATCTGCCGAGATTGTGCCGCTGTAGTTTCCCAGCACCTTGGCAATGGAGTTCCAAAAGGTCGACTTGCCGTTCGAACCTTCTCCATAGGAAATAATCAGGGCTTCCATATAGACCTTGCCGATAGCGGAAAGACCTACAATCTGCTGGACATATTCGATGAGTTCCTGATCGCTTAAGAAAAAGCCCGAGACCGCATCAAGCCAGAGTTTTTCATTTTTCTTATCGGGCGAGACCAGAGTGATTTTCGTCATATAATCTTCCGGCTTGTGAGGCACCGCTCCTTGAAGACCTTTTGTGAGATCATAGGCAGCGGAAGGCGTGTTCAGCATAAAATCCTGACTGTCAAAATCCTGAATCATTTTAAGGAGCATGGGCTTTGCCGCCTGAAGTGCGGAAGTGACATACTTCATGTCACGCCTTTTCATGACAAAGTTTTTATAGGCAAGGGCAACTCGATACAGATCGAATGTTTTCTTTTGTTCCGGCTCGATAGCTTTTTCAAGCGTCCTGCCGCCTGCCTGAATGAGATCTTGGGTTACCCCTGATTCCGTGAGAAGCTTTGTTGCTTTTCCAAGCACGGCTTTTGCTTCTTCCAGCTGTTTGTCCAGAAAGTCCTGACAGACACCGACCGCTCTTTGCCTCGATTCCTCCCAATGCGTCCCGTTATAGGTCATGTAGTCTGTCGCATCGGTGTAGACAAGGATCTCGCCTTTTTTCCTGGTCAAGACCTTAGCTTGACCGATGTCAGAAAAATCGGGCGGCATAAGTGAGAAATCCTTGCCGTATTCTTCCGGAGGAATATAGCCTTCCTGTGCCGATACTTTCTTTCCGAAGCGCATCGCACTCTGCCAGATGGTTTGAAGTTCATGATCCGGGAGCGGAGGATTACAAAGGTCAGCCTTTTTAAGAAACAGCTCATGAGCTTCCTCCGTTGCACCAAGCCTTATAATGATGCGGCCGGCGTAGTGTGAAAGCGTCTTATTTCTTGAGCCTTCCGGAATCTCTCTTTGTGCTTCATCCCACTCGGCAAAATCATCTCGGATAAAGTCCGTGATAAGCTGATCGCCTTCACGCCAAATAACCTCTGTCTCGGGGTTTCCGTACATAAACCGAGCACTTCCCAAAGCCCCGGCATCGAAGAAAGAAAAGAGGTCTGCGAGTTCTTCTTTGAGCTTTGCATAACCCTCACCATCCTTTGTTTCAGGGATGGGAAAGTAGACATGAAATCTCGGCCTTGCCGATCTCATGCCTTTTTCCTTCATGTGATTTCTGCTGGTGGCGATGGCAAGGGAGACACCCTCAAAGAGACTTAAGATATCCTCAGGTAGAATCCAAGTCTCAGGATCATCGCTTTTTTCGTTATCACAGTCCATGCTGATATGGTCGGATTCGATAAAATTTGCATTGCTGCGATAGTTGTTTTGATACCTTGCCGCCACATGGTCAAAGGAGACCGCATCCTTGAAAACCGCCTTATCCGTTACGTCAAGCCTGTTCGGATAATAGACATTGGATTCCTGTCCACAGGTATCTGCTGTGTAAATGGTTAGTTTCATTCGACTTCCTCCTGCACCACAGGGATGCCCATCTTCTTTGCCGCCTGTATTTCCTGAAACATCCCAAAGCTGATTTGATGGCCAAAGACATGAACCTCATCGCAGTGGCACATTATTTCAAGGTTCATCTCCATTGCTCGCTCTCGCTCGCTGACTTTGCCGTCATCCATAAACTGCGGAAAGAGAAGATGAGGAGCGATGGGGATATCGCCTTCCTGAACAATTTTTCGGCAGTATCCCTTGGCCTGTTCCGTGTTCGTCCCGACATCTCCCCGATAAGGAGAGCAGACATAAATGAGTTTGTTCATACAAAAAACTCCTTTCGATAATTTTCGAGAGGAGCAAAACAAAAGGGATAATGATCCTCTCACTATCCCCTTGGACAAGTTATGCGGTTTTGGGCAATTTTTTAGGAAATGACTTTATTCTGTAACTTCAATATCTTTTAAGCTTTTCCCGGATTCATCTTTCCACATGGTGTTTCCGCTTAAAGAGGCACCACCAACGAAACCTGCAGCCGCTGAAGGGCTTGGGAAGAGCAGGTCTTCAGTTAATTTACCTTGATCATCGATTTTCTCGGCAAACTTTTCTCTAAATTTAAGGATATTTTCCGGACAGCTTTTAGTTGTTGTTAAAGAAATGGTGCTTCCGGTCATGACCACAAACCCCTCCGATGTTCTTTTCCCGGAGGCATCCGCTTTTTGAGTTTTGAAGAACAATAGCGGCTGTTCATCAGTTTTTTCAGCAGCCTCAACTTGCTGTTTTCTCACTACCAGAGGCTCAAAGATTTTATAACCAAGAGCTCCCATCACAAGTTTTGCATAAACAATAAACTCTTCCAGTTCGCTTTCTTTTTCCTCGGTGATATTTCCGGGACTTGGGTCATTACTATTTTTCACGAAGTATCGCTTAGCTTCCTTTGCCATGTTGCAGAAACGATTTTCAAGATAGCTAATTTCCGTAGGACCAAAGGAGTTGTTTGAAGTGGTAAAGGCTACAGCTTCCGTCCAGTAGTCCATTTCACTGTCACGCCTATGTTCGTCCAAACGACAAAGTATACCGCGACCATTTTTTCTTATTCCTGCTTGGCCAACGTAAACGACAGGATCTCCTGCAGCCTCAGTTGTGCCAAAGAGAAAATAAACACCCGTTTGATCCAAATAGGAAATATCTCTTGCTTTATCCAGCATAGTGCGCGGTATTTTGTATGCGATGCCGGTCCAATTGGCAAGTGTACACTTGATACGGCCGGAAGCCTCGCCATCCATTAGGAATAAATTGATATTTTTACCTTGTGACATCATCTTTACTTTCCTCCGAAGAATTCAAAACAGATGTTTTATAAGGTTCTCCTTCCGTGTTATAGGTTAAATTAAACACAAGATCAGATAACCATTTTCTGAATGATGGATTGTCTTGAAACTGCTTAAACAGCTCCATATTGTCAGACATGATAGAAAAAATAACCTTTTGCAAAGCACGCTCACTTTCTGTACGTGCTTCCTGTTCATCGGAATTTTTCATAGCATTTTGATATTTCTCATCCATAGAGACCATGCTTGGAATTTCAAGAATCTGCCTTTGCACATTATCAGCGTCTTTCCACTCAATATTGCCGAACATGTCATTGAAATTCATGATGATTTTAGAAAGAAGATCCATCTCCGGCTCGATTATATATCCGATTTTTCCTGCCGGAATCGGAGCAATTTCTGCATCCTCATCTTCTAATTTAATAGAAATTGCTTGCTGTGCTTCATTGCGGTAACTGTCTAAATCAATCGTAGAGAGGATGCCTTCCGAGTAATCATCATCACGAGGTGATGGCAGCTTTGGTATCAGAAAATTTAAAAATATTGAAAGCTTTTCCCATTCAACATTTCCATACGGCAAAATAGCACCTAAAAAACCATATGTGCGAACGAAAGATTTGGCAGCACTTTTAAACTCTATTTGATCTTCCGTTTCAAGCTGGTTATATACTGCCACACAAGCATCTAAAACAGGATCAAGTCGATCACGTTCAGCTCCGCTTAAGAACTGATCAACAAGGTAATTAACATTGTCATCTTCATATACCTGATAATTCTCCATTAGTGAGATAAGGTCGTAAAGTTTGTTTGGATCTGTTTCATCTGAAAGAATTGTTGTTCTATAAAATTTCGAGAAGGCCTCTTCAATTACTGAAGTTTTATTCGCAAAATCCAAGACATAAACCTCATCCTTTCCCGGATAGGCTCTATTCAGGCGCGAAAGAGTCTGGACGGCAGCAATATCATAGAGGGGTTTATCGACATACATAGTTTGAAGAAGTGGCTCGTCAAACCCTGTCTGAAACATATCAGCCACAACCAAAATACGATAGGGATCTTTTTTAAACTCTTTCGGAATCTTTGCATCCGAAAATCCATTCAGGGCTGCAGAGGTAAGAGCTGGTTCCTGGCCGTTATATTTATGATCACCAGAGAAAGCAATAATTGTTTTATATGGGCTGCGCCTATCTTTCAAGCACTTATTGATGGCAAAATAATATTCGACGCATCTGCCAATACTGGCTGTAACAATCATAGCTCTTGCCTGACCATTAATCTTTTTCTTAGCAATGACCTGCTCATGAAAATGCTCAACCATGATTTCTGCCTTTTTAGCAATAACTTCAGGCTTTCCCTCAACAAACGCACGTAGCTTCTTTTGAGCCCGTTTTTTGTCAAACATCGGGTCGTCTTCAATTGTTTTCATGATTTTATACCAGCTATCGATTGTCGTATAATTTTTCAATACATCCAGTATAAAACCTTCTTGAATGGCCTGTTTCATCGTGTAAACATGAAACGGACGATGTTTTGTGACTCCATCCTCCTCATAGGGGACGCCGAACATCTCCTCTGTCTTGTTTTTAGGTGTCGCTGTAAAGGCAAAATAGCTGGCATTTTTCACAAACTTTCTGCCTTCTACAATAGCGTTGATTTTATCCTCATTGTCCATATCATCATTTAGAGCAAGACCTGAAATAGCAAGATTCATATTTGCAGCATTGCGACCACTCTGTCCGGAGTGCGCCTCATCAATAATAATTGCAAATTTGTTATCTCGATGGCCTTGACCTATTTCAGAAACTATGTATGGGAACTTTTCGACAGTCGTAACAATGATGCGTTTTCCTTCTTCTATTGCATCACGCAGATCTTTTGAGTTTTCCGCCCACGTTACTGTACTTTTAACTTGCAAAAATTGCTTGACAGTATCTCGTATTTGCCGATCCAAAATTCTACGATCTGTGACAACAAAAACAGAGTCAATCATTGGGCGACCATTCTTCTCAAGACCGATGAGCTGGTGAGCCAGCCAAGCGATAGAATTTGATTTCCCGCTGCCAGCACTATGCTGAATTAAATACTTCTTACCAACACCATTTTCTCTAACATCAGCAAGCAATTTTTCAACACAGTCAAGCTGGTGGAAGCGAGGCCAAATTTGCTTAATCGATTTTTTCTTAGTTTCCGGATCAACTTCTTCTACAACCTGGGCATAATTTTCTATGATGCGTGAAAGCGTGCCTTTTGTCAGGATGCTTTTCCATAGATAATCTGTCATAAGGCCATTCGGGTTAGGCGGATTGCCGGCACCGTCGTTATAACCTCTATTAAAGGGTAGAAACCAGCTGTTTTTACCTGAAAGTTTAGTACAAAACTGTATTGACGCATCGTCTACTGCAAAATGAGCTGCACAGCGCTTAAAGGAAAATAAAATGTCTCGGGGATCGCGGTCTTCTTTATACTGACGCACGGCATCATCAGTATTTTGTTTTGTGAGCTGATTTTTAAGTTCCATCGTTATGACTGGTAGACCGTTGATAAAAATACACAAGTCCAGCGACAACTTCGTAGCATCCTGTGAATAGTGAAGTTGCCTGGTAACACTGAAAATATTTTTTTCATACATAATTTTTGCTTGAACGTTATTCTCAGTGGGCGTCATGTAAAACATGATAAGGTCTGCAGGATAAACCTTTACGCCTTTACGCAATACATCAATAATGCCCCGTTTAGCAATCTCTCCTGATAACCTGTTCAAAAACTGACGTTTTTTCGTGTCGGATTTAAAAACACCAAGCATATCCATTTCGCGAGGCTGAGTGTCCTGAAGAAAGCGAAAAAGTCTTGTCTCGTCAACCGCATGCGATTTGTTATAATCGACATTTTTTCCTTCTTCATATTTGTTTTTCTCTACCAGCCAATTAACGATTAAGGTTTCAAGGCCACTTTCTTTTGTATTGGTAAATATCATAATCAGGCCTCCTCGCTAATTTCTTCATTATCAAAGTCCCTGTCAACATCAGAATCGCTCTCAGGTTCCTCATCAACATATTCATATTCTGGTATCTCTATATTTCGGACATCGATTTGACCCGTAACGACATCGGAGATGAGGCGTTGCTTAAGGTCATTTAGAGCTGATATTTGCTCTCTATATTTTTCAATTAATAAATTTGATTGATTATCAATTTGCTTAGCAACGTCTAATATTCTTCTTTGTTCTTCAATTGGCGGAATAGCAATGATTAAATTTCTGATTTCCTTAAAACCTATGCTTTGGCGAACTCCGCCACCCATTCCATAAAAAACTTTGCACAAATCAGCTGAATGCAATTGTAAATGTAAGTACTCAGGAAGTATGATGTTGCCTCGTACTTTAAGACAAGTATATGCTGATGTAATAATACCTTTAGTTGTTGAAATGCCTGTTCTAAGGCTTTTACGATCGTTTTGCAAATCTGTAAGACGTAAAATTATATTTCCTGGATAAACTATTTGGTAACCTTCAAAACTGAAAGGTAATAACCCTTCGGTAGTATTAATATCTTTTTCTATAATTTTTCCGTAACTTAATGAAAGCAAATTAGTTTCAGCAAGCCCAACATTTTTTATTTTTTGTTCTTCAGCAACCTGAATTAACGTTTCTTCGCTCCAGTTGTAGGGAATGTTTTTTACCCAACTTATTGAAGATAATTTTGACCTCACATCATCTTCTTGCCCCATTACGCAATTTAAAATTTTGCTTCGCTTTAGCTCTTCAAGTTTGTTTATTTCATTTTTTCTTATGTTTATCAACTTATTTATCGACGATACTTTCCAATCCAGAAAGTGCACAATCTGATCCTGTTCGGCACGAGGGGGAACGGGCACATTTAGATTTTTAAGTAGAGGATAAGACAGCGTTAATCTTATTCCAGTTCCCATACCGTTAAAAATCTTTTGTGAGTCCATTGCTTTGAAATAGTAGCAATAAAAACCCGAAGAGACATTTATTCTTTTTCGCAATAAAATATATGCAGAAGTAATAATCCCTGAAGTTCTGACTAATCCAACTCTTTGCGTTACAAAATCGTAGTTTAGGTTTAATCCGTTAATGACGATATCACCGCTATTTACCCTTGTATAACCTTTGTATGTTTCTTCTAAGCTAGAAGAAAGTTCCCATTCAGGTTTGGCGACTATATTCCCATACGAGAACTGCAACGCAAATGTGTTGCTTAAATCAGTATTTTTATCCTTGTTCTCAACAAATATCGAGCCTAGACGCTTTGATGGCCATCGTGATGTAAAATTCAACGAACTCATTCAACAACCCCCTCCACAATTTCAGCCATCAGTCCTTCAGCCTGTTTCTCTAAATTTTCTAAATCAGAGAGGATGTCTTTCATCGGACGTAATTCCACCGGTTTATAGAAATATTTCGTGAAACTTACTTCGTATCCAATTTTGGTCTTTTTTTCATCCACCCAGGCATCCGGCGCGTATGTTAACACTTCATTTTTCATAAATGCTTCTATCCCGCCTTCATAAGTGAACGGAATAATCTCTGTATCTCTAAGGACTGTATCTGCTTCACCATCTATAGCCTTGGCGTTAGAATCTGTTTCTGTAATGAAAGGTCGGATTTTTTTGAGCTGCGCGACCTTTAGTTTTGTCGCTTTGGCAAATGCCGCCCAATCGTCCAGTGGAGTGTTTGCCGGAATATTATTTATAGCTTCACGACAGGCTTTAAGTTCCTCCTCTTTTTTGAACGTATCTTTTGGTATTTCTCTATCCGGAAACACCCTAAGTCTTAGCGGTCTTTCTACAGTAACTGACCAATAAGCAAATTCGCTATTATCAAAAACCTTACTGACTTCGCTTTCTTCCATATCAAGAAAGATGCGCACAATTTCTTTGCGAATTTCCGCTGTGAATTCACAATTTTTCTTGCCCATATTTTTGCGTAGGGGTGATTTCATTTCAGTCGCATCAATCAGCTGAATTTTTCCTTTGCGCCGTTCTTCTTTTTTGTTAGAGAGAATCCAAATATAGGTGCCGATTCCCGTGTTATAAAACATGTTCTCAGGAACAGCAATAATAGCTTCGACCAAATCATTTTCAATCATGTATCTACGTGCATTGCTTTCGCCGCTTCCGGCATCGCCAGTAAAAAGTGACGAGCCGTTATGAACCTCGGCTATTCGGCTACCAAGCTCCGTATCCTGTTTCATTTTGGAAATATTATTTAGCAAAAACAAAAGCTGACCGTCGCTTACACGCGGCAACATTGACATCTCTTCACCATCATCAATATAAGTGTTAAAACGTGTGTCAAGTATACTATTCTTTCCGCCCATCTTTTCCGCATCGGTTTTCCAGCTTTTGCCATATGGCGGATTTGATAGCATAAAGTCAAACTGGCGCGAAGGATGCTGATCATTCGAGAGAGTGGAACCATACATGATATGTTCTGCTTCAGCACCTTCACCTTTAAGCAACATATCTGCAGTGCAAATAGCATAAGTTTCGGGGTTGACCTCCTGTCCGAACAAGTGAATTGATACTGCTTTTCCACGTCTTTTAGCCAGATTTAAAAGTCTGTCCTGAGCAACCGTAAGCATCCCGCCCGTTCCGCAGGCACCATCGTAAACAGAATATGTGGCATCTTTTATCTGATCGGCAACCGGAATAAACACAAGGTCAGCCATGAGCTCAACAACATCGCGAGGAGTCCAGTGTTCTCCGGCTTCTTCGTTGTTCTCTTCGTTGAACTTTCGGATTAGTTCCTCAAAGATAGTGCCCATACTGTGATTATCAAGACCTGGGTGCTTAAGCATTGTTTTTTCGGCATCTTTGTAAATTGGATGCGGGCTCAAATTAATATCAGGTGAGATGAATTTCTCAATAACAGAACCGAGAATGTCAGCATCAACCATCGTGTTTATCTGATTACGAAATTTAAACTTATCAAGTATCGTCTGAACGTTCGGTGAAAAACCATCAAGATATGCGATGAAATCCGCTTTTAGGGTTTGAGCGTGTGAGCGACTCGTAAGATCTTTTAATAGGAAAGGGGATGCATTACAAAAAGCTTGTCCGGCTGCATTACATAGTGCGGGCCACTGGTTAGCAATTTTTGCAGCATCAAGCTGCTTTTTCATTATTAATACATCTTCTTTTGTTTCCTCAAGTACGGCATCCAAACGCCTAATGACCGTCATGGGAAGAATAACATCTCTATATTTGCCACGCACATATACGTCACGCAAACAGTCATCTGCTATGCCCCAGATGAAGCTGACAATTTTGTTGTAGGTTTGGTCATCCATTAGTATTTTCCTCCTTCACTGTTTCAACGATATCGTTAAGCCCAACATCTAAAGCTTTGCAGATACGAAGAAGAATGTCCGTTGTGACATTTTCTCCTTTTGCTAATTTTGCTAAAGAGGTAGAACTTACATTACTAATTCGGCTCAGTTCCTGCTTTTTCATTCCGCGGTCAATCAATATTTTCCAAAGCTTATTGTAGCAAAAATACATGTTCATTCTCCTAACGTATATTGGGGAAAAATCCATAGCGACCAGTCTCTGAATTTTTTGTAAATGTTATCAATTCTGCACCTGCTGCCTCATAATCAAGATCCGGTGTATGTTCAGTGTTTTCCACAACGATTAACTGCCCTTCATCCTGATGCCTCATAAAGTAAGAGAACATTCCAACTTTCATACTGTCAGAAATGTTTTCTTCTGCAATACCTTCATCCAATCCTAAAAAGGGAGTGTCAATCAGGAGAATGCCAGGGGCGTATATTGCTTTTTCCAGAAGATAGCACCTCATTGTTAGTAACAGAACCGTATTTATAAACGCTCTATATCCCTTACCTTGAAAAGTGCTTTTTTGCGATCCATTAACGTCTAAGTCAAAAGTAGTCATGTTAAATCTTGCAGTTTCAAAATTTGAGTAGCATGTTTCTTCCAGAATCATTTTTGCTATTTCTGTCATACCCTTGCTAAAATCAGTCCCTAAAATATCTTTTGGATGATACTCAGCTTCCCTCTTTTCACTTTTATCGAGCCAATCATTAATTTCTTCGTGCCAAATGTTGCGAACTTGTTCCAATACAGCTTTTTCCTTTCTGAGTTCTACTATGTTTTTTAAGTCCTGATATTGGCCTTTCAGCTCGCTCAGGCTCGGGGCAAGTTTCTTATTTATAAGAGCTTGAATGCTGCTTATTTTTTGTTGTAATTCCCTTACGCTTAAATTATCTGCATCCATTTCGTCTTTTAGTGCAGATAAAGTACCCTCCAGACCATTGAGCTGAGTTACAACTTTAGCAAGCTCCGCTTCCAAGCTTTTCTTATGGCTTATTGCATGATCTGCAGTAAGCGGCGCGTCGCAAAACGGACATTGCGATGGCTTGTCTATCGACTGGACGACCATTTCACCGCTATGGATGAATGACAGGCGATTAAGATCTGAAATTAGCTGTGTTCTTAAATCTTCATATCTTGAAAAAAGAACATTATCAGCTGCCTGTTTCTGCTTTAGCTCATCTAAATTAGCATAGAGTTTAGAGCTGGTATTAGAAGCTTCTACAAATTTCTGTTCTGTTAATTGGAGATCTTCTAATATTGAAGATATTTGGCCTTCAATATTAATATCTTGGAATTTACTCAAAAACTCTTCTAATTGATTTAAACGAGCATTGATTTTCTCTATACCGGCATGTGCATACTCCTGAATTGCCTGTAGTTTGGCAGTTTTTACTTCCTTTGAATCTACAGCGTCTTCATTATTTGAGGATTTACCATGCAATAGAAATATTAACGAAGAGAGAAATGAAGTTCTGGCAGTATTCTGTTCGGGGAGCAAAACTGATTGTTTCGTTCCAACTTTATCCTCATCCAAATAGTAGAGAGGAGAGATCATACGCCAACTCATGGTATTTGTCTCGAAACGCTTATTTTTAAATACCTGAGGAGGTTCATCTATGCCAATCAAAGAAAGAAACATCTCACTTAGTGGCTGTAATTTTGATTTGCCCGTTCCGGCAAAATATGTATCACTGTTTATATAATCGACATTGCTCGTAACCTCAGCTTTATTGGAAGAAAGCTCTCTACTGATTATCAACTCTCCATCATCAGCTTCAATAAACAATCTGATGGTCGTATATCCAAATGAATCATCAAATGGTTTCTCTTTCCCTCCGAAGCAGTAGTAAATACAACGAAGGATACAAGATTTACCGGTATTAGATGGACCTGAAATAACATTCAATCCTTTGGTGAAATTTATAACAGCATCTTCGCACCCGGCACCAGATACCAATAGTTTTTTGATGTGAAACTTTTTCATTATCTGTTAACCTCCTCTTGGAGTTGCCACTGTTCTTGCACCATTACCATCAGTTCTTCATCAGTCATTGCTGAATATTTATGCTCAGCCGTCTGAATAGCAGCAGAATACTCTATTGCGTATCGGCTTTCCAAAGCATTTACTAGTCTTTTGCCAGCTTCATTAATCACAAAGCCAAATCCTAATTTTGTATCAAAGACTCTCACTAGGTCATGTGTAACTAGATATTGCAGTGCTTTGTGTACAAGTGCTTTTCTAGCTGGAAGCTCTGCCAAATTGAGAGGGCTTTCTCCATGCAAACTGGATTGTGATATCTGGAAAGAACGACCAAAGGTAGCGATGAAATCTAAGGATAGTAGTCGCATTTCTGTCAGATTGTCAGTTTCATGATTCTGTAAGACCAACAGTAATCTAAATGCTGTATCAATGGGGTTACTGTAAATGTTACTCATCGATGTTCACCCATGAATGTATGACATTGTCATTTACTAGAAGATGACAAAGCCCTTTCTTTTCTAAATTTCCAATCAAATTTTTAATGTGTGCAAGAGTAGATTTATCAAGTGTTGTGCTTGTAATTTTGATTAGAACCTGACGCAAACGCTCACATCCGTTTTCATAATCGCCCATATACACTTCATAGATTCCTTCGTAAGCTTCCTCTTTTAATATTTGTACCTGCTTATCCGATTCATCGTAAACATCCCGAAATCCTCGAACGATTGACTCGATACTGTAATACGCTTTTCTTTGCTGATCAAAATCACGTTTATATCTTTTAGTCAGAGATTCGATTTCGCTAGGCTTAATTTCCCTATCCAAGACTTCAGAATACGCTTCAAAGAGAGCAGAAACATATGGCTGCTCATCCGCTTGAATAGTGTCAGGTGCATTAAGCGTTGGAGGAAGATCCAGCACCTCTCCATTGATATAAAGTTTTCCCTCTTTTATATACGCGCTCATACCTATGGCTGGAGCTAAAACCATGCCGCTTTCATCACGCACTGGAATTATTTCAGGCGTGATTTTCTTTTTTCCATCAGGTGCATACTTGATAATCATCAGGAAAATATCAGCACAATATTCATCTAAAAGTTCATCAGTAGTGACAAATCCTAAATTCGATAAGTCTTTTATTAAACTTTCTCGAGCGTCATAGCTTAATGCATCAAGTTCATCTATGAATTTTGTTTTGCTTTGTAACCGATGTAGTTGAGCCGCATTAAGTTGGATACCTGATTCTCCTCTGAAGATTTTTCTATAGTAATCGCCGGTTAAACCAGACATAGGGTTAAATTTGTCGACTTCGTCATCTTGCAGTTCTTCCTGAGTTACAGGCTCCCTTACAAACAAAGAAAACAGGTACTCAACAAAATCCGCTCTCCCTTTTTTATAACCAATATATCCGTACATCAAGCGGATAAATTCACTGAGTGTCATGACCTGCCTCCTTTCTGGTAATCAGACGATAATCCAGATTATCGTCGTGTCTTGTTCTGTCTCGAGCAAACTAACCCACTTTTTGTAACCTGTACTTACACTCGAGGTGTGATACAAACACAGATTTATTATACCTCGAAAATCGACAAATTGCCAATATTATTTTGCGAACGCGAAATAATTAACGCAAAGAAAAGGAGGTGACAAGTATGGCCAAGCGAAACTCAAAGCAGACATCGAGAAAAGTAGCTCGTAAAGCCTCTCACATTTTGCGAGACGGACGCTACAGCAAAAATTCGAAGTCTGTGGCAGGCAGCGCTTTATCGCAAACCAAGCCTAAGCGCAAGTAATTTCACCCGGCAGTGCAGAGACAGCCCTTAACTGGACAGCCTGCATTGCCAAAGTCGTAATCAACCTAAAAATTATCTAAAGCCGATCTGTGCACGGAAAGGCAGAGGATACAGAAAACGTCAAAACACTGCACTGAGCAGTCATGGCGATTTCAGTACCTTTCTTTTCTGTGCCCATTTTTCGGCTCTAAAGGTCTCGTGTACTGAATCGCACGGGACCTTTTCTATATTCCTTTGCCCTTTCCTCCGGACGGCGGAAAGGACAAAAGATGAAAAATTTAGACAAACAAAGTCAATCCAAGAAACAACGCTACTACCCGTTAAGAAGACCGGACGACCCCTATAGCGTCGACCTTATCCCGGTCAGTGAAGAAATCTATCAGGAATTAAACCTAAGCATCAATCGAATCCGAAAGCAGGAACAGCGGGCAGGTCGCTGCTTTTGCCCCAAACACCTCTTTTGGAAGTGTGCGGCTGACTGTGATGTCTGCCCTTATCACAAAAAAGGAGAATTTCTTTCACTGGATGTGGAAATTGCAGATGGAAGCAAGGACATGAGCATGCTTATCGACCTAATCGCAGATGAATCAGATCTATCTGAAGAGCTGGAAGAAAAAGCTTTCAAAGAAGCTGTCCATGCTGCAATTCAAAGCTTATCTCCCCGTGACCGGGAAATAACCCAGCTCTTTATGGACGGTCTTAGTGAACGAGCTATCGCATCTGAAATCGACTGTCCGAGAAAAACCGTGAACTATCGAAAATCGGTCATTTTCAAAACCCTGCTTGAGAAATTAAGTGACTGGTTCTAGCCCATCAAAAATTTTTTTCAATTTCGTTTGCCCAAAATCCCTCCTCTTGTCCAAGGGGAGGGTGAAGGGACAAACGATATCTGCCCTTCGGATAGGAGGAACGCCAATGAAACGAGCAAGAGACCCGGATGACAAACAGCTGATCGGACTACTTATCACCATCAGCATCATGTCAAAAAGATTAGCACAAGAACTCATGAGTAAGAGAAAGGAGGCCAAGTATGGAACAAATGCAAATCTATGAACACGAACAGTTCGGAAAAATCCGAACACTGACAAAAGACGGAGATATCTGGTTTGTCGCAGCGGATATTTGCGATGCACTGGATATCAAAAACACAACTGACGCTGTTAAGCGCCTGGATGATGACGAACGGTCTAGATTCAATCTAGGTCGTCAGGGAATGACCAACTGTGTCAACGAGTACGGCTTATATAACCTGATTCTGGCCAGCCGAAAACCTGAAGCGAAAACCTTCAAACGCTGGATTACGCACGAGGTGCTGCCGGACATTCGAAAGCACGGAGCCTACTTGACTCCTGCGAAGTTAGAAGAAGTACTTCTAAATCCGGACACCTTAATTCAGCTGGCAACGGAACTCAAAAAAGCAAGAGAAGAACGTGACGCCCTTTCCATTCAAAATTCGCATCTCACCGTTCAAAACACAGTCATGCAGCCTAAGGCGGATTACTTTGATGAGCTGGTGGACAGAAACCTGCTCTCCAATTTCCGCAACACGGCAAAGGCTCTCGGTGTAAAGCAAAAGGAGTTTATCGACTATCTCCTGAGCCACGGCTACATCTACAGGGACGCGAAAGGCACGCTCTTTCCTTACGCCGAGAAAAATGACGGTCTTTTTGAAATCAAGGAGTGTTTCAACGAGAAAACCGACTGGAAGGGCTACCAGACACTGATTACGCCCAAAGGACGTGAGACATTCCGTCTTCTTCTCGAAGGAGGTGTCTCATGAGCAGAATCAAGTTACTAAAAGACATTGTTGATGATATGCACGCTTTGGCAGATAGCCTTGGCACATTGGCATCGGCACTCGAGAGCGACAAGTCGGTGGCCCCGGAGAAGCCTGCAAAACCTGAACTCAGTCTCTCCGAGGTCAGAGCTGTTCTCGCCAAGAAGTCGCAGGCAGGTTTCACCAAGGAGATTAAGGCACTGATTGAAAAGTACGGTGTGGAGAAACTCTCAGCGGTAGAGCCCATGCACTACGAAGCCTTGCTAAAGGAAGTGGAGGGATTAAAGAAATGACAGCACATGCCATGCTATCCGCTTCTTCTTCCTATAGGTGGCTTCACTGCCCGCCCTCGGCAAGGCTGAATGCAAAGGTCAGAGACGAAGCATCGCCCTATGCCTTGGAAGGTTCAGCGGCACACGAGCTTGCGGAATACAAGCTGAAATCTGCCCTCGGCATGAAAGCGGATGACCCGACGGAAAACCTCTCCTACTACTCAAAAGAGATGGAAGATGCGGCAGCCTTCTATGCCGACCATATCATGGAGAGCCTTGAAGGAATTAAGCAAACCACCGCCGATCCGATTGTCCTGATTGAGCAAAGGCTCGACTTCTCCGACATCGTACCGGAGGGCTTCGGCACAGCGGACTGCATCATCATCGCTGACGATACGCTCTATCTCTGGGATTTTAAGTACGGAACAGGGGTGCTGGTCGAAGCGGAACGAAATCCCCAGCTTATGCTCTACGGTCTGGCGGCAAGCTTACTTTTTGACGGCATCTACGATTTTGATGAAGTCAAAATGACCATCTTTCAGCCAAGAAGGGACAATATCTCAAGTTTCACTTTGCCAAAAGAAGAACTCTACCTGTGGGCTGAAAAAACCGTAAAGCCCATCGCCACACTGGCCTTTGAGGGTAAGGGTGACTTCTCAGCCGGAAGCTGGTGTCAGTTCTGCAAGGTAAAAGCGACCTGTGCAGAACGAGCAAGTGCCAATCTTGAACTGGCCAAATATGAATTTGCCAGGCCGCCGCTTCTGACAGATGAGGAAATCGAATCTGTCTTAGACAAACTTGACGAGCTTTCCACATGGGCCAAGGACATCAAAGACTATGCCTTGACAGCTGCCAAATCCGGCAAGAAATGGGCGGGATTTAAGCTCGTCGAGGGCAGGTCAAACCGCAAGTACAGCGATGAAGCAAAAGTCGCCGAGACGGTTAAGCAGGCAGGCTTTGACCCTTATGAAAAGAAGGTCTTAGGCATCACTGCCATGACTCAGCTTCTCGGCAGGAAACAGTTCAGCGATCTCTTGGGAGATCTCGTAATCAAGCCCCAAGGCAAACCGACGCTTGTACCGGAAAGCGATAAAAGACCGGAGATGACAAACATATTTGATGATTTTAAGGAGGAAACGATCCATGACTAAGAATCCAATGAAGGTAATTACAGGTAAAGACACTCGCTGGTCCTACGCCAATGTGTGGGAGCCAAAATCCATCAACGGTGGAGTGCCGAAATTCTCGGTATCTCTCATCATTCCGAAAAGCGACAAGAAAACCATTGAAGCCATCAAGAAAGCGATTCAAGCCGCCTACAAGGAAGGCGAAGCGAAACTGAAAGGTAATAGCCGCTCTGTTCCGCCACTTGAGTCCATCAAGACACCGCTTCGTGACGGTGATACGGAGCGTCCGGATGACGAAGCCTATGCAAACAGCTTCTTTCTCAATGCCAACTCAACCACTCAGCCGGGTATTGTCGATGCCAATGTGCAGCCGATTCTGACCCGCTCTGAAGTCTACAGCGGAGTCTACGGCAGAGCATCGATTAATTTCTATGCCTTCAACTCCAACGGCAACCGAGGCATCGCCTGTGGCTTAAATAACCTGCAGAAAATCCGTGACGGAGAACCCTTGGGAAGCCGCACCAGCGCAGAAGACGACTTTGCTGATTTTGCTGAAGATGATGACTTCTTGAGCTAAGGAGGAAGTCTAATGTTTTGTGAATACTTTTCTCAGCTCTATCAGCTTTTTACAGCAATGCTTCTGGCCGGAACACTAGCCTTCTTACCTTTCTACCTTGTCTACAGATTCTGCAAAGCAGTATGGAGACAGGCAAAAAGGCAAAAGAAAAACTGATGACGGAAGGGCGGGGTCAAAGGCTCCGCCCTTTCTCTCTATGGAGGGAGTAAATGAAAACAATATGCTTAGACATTGAAACTTTTTCCTCTGCCGATTTAAGAAAAACAGGTGTTTATCGCTATGTTGAAGAGTCGGACTTTGAAATTCTGCTTCTTTCTTATGCCATCGACGGAGGAGAGATAAAGACAATTGACCTCGCTCAGGGTGAAAAGATGCCTGAGAAAATCATTCATGCCTTTCTTTCAGATGAAGTCATCAAGTGGGCTTTTAACGCTCAGTTTGAGCGGGTTTGTATCTCGGAATGGCTGAAAAGAAAGGGCTATGTATTAGAAAAACCGCTACCCTTTGGCCACGATCCTGAATATCTGCACTACCTTGATCCAAAGTCCTGGTACTGCGATATGGCCTGGTCTGCCTATCTGGGACTTCCCTTATCTTTGGAAGGGGTCGGTGAGGTTTTAGGACTGGATAAACAAAAACTAAAGACCGGAAAAGATCTCATCCGCTATTTTTCTCTTCCCTGTAAAGCAACTCGAACAAATGGCGGCAGAACAAGAAACCTGCCCTCACACGATCCGGAAAAGTGGGAACTTTACAAATCCTATAACAAACGAGATGTGGAAACGGAACTCCTCATCCACAATAAGCTATCCCGTTTTCCTATGCCGGATCAGGAATGGGAAATTTATCACAGAGATCAGGAGATAAATGACCTCGGAATTCTGCTTGATAAAAACCTCGCTCAAAATGCTATCCGGATGAATGAAGCCGTCCGTGAAGAAAGCATAAAAAAACTCAAACGAATCACCGGGCTTGAAAACCCCAATTCTGTCCTGCAGCTAAAAGAGTGGCTTTTATCAAAGGGTATCCCAACAGAATCTCTTGATAAAAAGGTAGTAAAAGAACTCCTTAAAGATGCTTCAGGCGATGTCAAAGAGGTTCTTGAAACCAGGCAGGAGCTGGCCAAGTCCAGCGTTAAGAAATACGAAGCGATGAGAGACTGTGTCTGTCGCGACGGTCGTGCCAGAGGACTCTTGCAGTTCTATGGAGCCAACCGCACTGGTCGCTTTTCAGGAAGGCTCATTCAGGTTCAAAATCTCCCAAGAAATAAGATGGGAGATTTGGAGCTTGCAAGAAAGCTGGTCAAGGATGATGACCTTGAATCCTTAAGTCTCCTCTTTGACTCCATCCCGCAAGTCTTATCGGAACTGATCCGCACCGCCTTTATCCCGAAAAAAGGACGCATCTTTCTTGTCGCTGACTACTCGGCCATTGAAGCCAGAGTTTTAGCCTGGCTGGCGGAAGAAACATGGCGGATGGCACTTTTCTCTGAAGGTGGCGACATCTACTGCAGGTCGGCAAGTGAGATGTTCGGCATTCCTGTAGAAAAGCACGGTGTGAATGCACATCTCAGGCAAAAAGGAAAAATAGCGGAACTCGCCTGCGGCTACGGCGGCTCAGTCGGAGCCTTAAAAGCGATGGGTGCCCTTGAGATGGGGCTTTCGGAGGAGGAACTTCCAAACTTGGTAAATGCATGGCGTGCGACGAACCCTAATATTGTCACGCTTTGGCAGGACGTTGACCGGGCGGCTATAGCTACTGTCAGAGAGCGTTCCAGGAAAAAGGAAGTAAAAAATATCCGCTTTCGCTATGAGTCCGGCATGCTCATTATCATCCTTCCGTCCGGGCGTGAGCTTTTTTATGCACGCCCGCGCATTGAAGAAAACCGCTTCGGCGGTGAGTCCATCACTTACGAAGGCGTAGGCACGGGTAAGCGCTGGGAGCGAAATGAAACCTACGGCGCAAAGCTTGTCGAAAACATCGTGCAGGCTATTTCCAGGGACATCTTATGCAATGCCCTTATGACCTTTCAATACTCCGACATTGTCATGCATGTTCACGATGAGATCGTCATCGAAGCTGATCCCCGCATGTCGGTACAGGCTGTATGTGAGCAGATGAGCAGGACACCAAAATGGGCTAAAGGCCTAAAGCTTGATGCGGACGGCTTCACTTGTTCTTTTTATCAGAAAGATTAATTGCCCAAAAACGCCTGATCTGTCCAAGGGGGAAGTGAAGGGAGTTTTCCCTATCACAAAAAAACGGAGGACAGATCATGTTTTATACCAAATTGACGCTTTCAGAAAACATTAAGGTTATCACCCGCCTATCTGATAAAAACGTCTACTCCATTTGCCCTAAATGCGGAAAAGAAATCCAGGTAAACCTGAGTGACGTTTTGAAAGAAGAAGATACCGATCTTCATACAACTTGTGTCTATTGCAAATCCTGTGCGGCCGAGTGGCTGAAAGAAAAAGCGGAGGTCTTCTATGAATGACCTCCAGAGAAAAGCTATCGAAAAATTAAGAAACAAAGGTGCAGGCTACAAGGCTATCGCTCAAAAACTGGGGCTTTCCGTCAACACCGTGAAGTCTCACTGCAGACGAAACGGGCTGACGGGAAACCGAAGCGGCACAGATGCTATTGAAGTTCTCTTTTGCAAAAAGTGCGGAAAGAAGCTCACGCAGAGCGTAGGAGCAAAGCAGAAAAGATTCTGTTCCGATGAATGCAGGCTCTCCTGGTGGAAAGAGCATCCGGAGAAGGTAAAGCGCAAAGCCTACTACGAGCTGACCTGTGCTTATTGCCAGAAGGCCTTTCATTCATACGGAAATAAAAACCGAAAGTACTGCTCCCATGAATGTTATATCGCTGACCGCTTCGGAGGTGGTTCTTCATGACAAAGGAGCAATTTGAAAGAGAAGCAAGATATCAAGAAGCCTTCCTGCTGGTGAAAAACCTGTATGAAAAAGGGCTTCTGACAGCCGAAGAAAGCCGGAGTTTAATGCACCATTTTGAAGACTTATATCAGCCCATAATCGGCCATTTATTACTTGCTATTTATCCTCTTTAGAGTGATGTATATGAGTGGAGGTGATAGTTCATGACGAAAATAATACAAAAAGTGAACGCCGTGAAAATGGAGCCACCAAGGAAAAGAAAGGTGGCTGCCTATGCTCGGATATCTATCGAGAAAGGCAGAACGCCCCATTCGCTCTCTGCTCAAATCAGCTATTACAGCAAGTTCATTCAAGGAAATGCCGACTGGGAGTATGCCGGAATCTATGCCGACAAAGCCGTCTCCGGATTAACAACAGACAGGCCGGAATTCCAAAGAATGCTAAGCGATGCACGGGATGGGAAAATCGACATCATCCTTACAAAATCCATATCTCGCTTTGCAAGAAATACGGTCGACCTTTTGGAGACAGTGAGGGAGCTGAAGGATTTAGGCATTGAAGTGCGTTTTCAAAAAGAAAAAATTCATACCTTATCTGAAGACGGAGAGCTGATGCTTTCGCTTCTTGCTTCCTTTGCCCAAGAGGAAAGCAGATCCATTTCCGAAAATGTGAAATGGGGCATCCGCAAGAACTTTCAAAAAGGCATCGGGAATTCCTTTCATATTTACGGCTACCGCTGGACGGGCAAAGAGTTTGTCATTGTTGAGGAAGAAGCAAAAATCGTAAGGCTTATTTATGATAACTACCTCAAAGGCATTTCAGCGGAAAAGACAGAAAAGCAGCTCGAAGAGATGGGTGTAAAGTCCTATACGGGCGGCCATTTTGGAAATAACAGCATTCGCCAAATCTTAAAGCAGGAACGCTACACCGGAAATACGCTCTTTCAGAAAACCTACATCGAAGACGGCAAAACCAAGTACAACAATGGTGAACTTCCTCAATATTATGCGAGAAACACCCACCCTGCCATCATCAGCGAGGAGACTTTCAACAAGGTACAGGAAATCAGACAAAGAAAACGGGAGCTGGGGGCTTTTGCCAATCCGCATATAAAGACATCCGCTTTGACTTCCAAAATCAAATGTACACATTGCAATCGCAGCTTTCAAAGGGCCGGCAAGAAAAACAAGACCGGGCATACAAGGTGCTGGATGTGTGCGACAAGAAAAGCGGGACAGGGCAATCCCTGTGGCACCGGTGATATAAACGAGGAACAGCTCAAGAAAATCATAAGTGAGGTTCTCGACATTGATGAATTTGATGACGAAGTCTTTCTTGAAAAAGTAGATCATATCAATGTCACAGGAAAAGACCATCTGGAATTTTTTATGACCGATGGTTCGCTTATTCATCGCACCTATGTATCTACTGCCAGAAAAGATGCCTGGACACCCAAATACAAAGAAAGATACAAAAGGATAAAGCGAAGCAAAGATACCAACGGTTTAAAAAATCCGGCAACTCCCTATACAGGATTTATCAGGTGTGCCAGATGTGGCAACAGTTTTAGTGGACAAAGGAGAACTCTAAAAGACGGCACAACAGAATATTACTTGAGATGTCGAACGAAGATTAGTGAGTGTCCGTCAAACACTATTCAGGAATCGACCTTGAACGCTTTAGTATGCGATGTTTTAGGCCTTGATGAATATAGCGAAGAAGCAATGGACAAGGCGATGGATTACTGCGAAATAGCAGATAATACCGTATCCTTCCACTTCCGTGACGGCCACTTCGAAGAAAGGCACTACGAAGAAAAGAAACGGGGCACGCCCTGGAGCAAGGAACGTCGCAAGAAAGCCTTAAAAGGCATGAAAGAATACTGGAGCGATCCTGAGCACCGCAAAGAAGCAAGCGAGCGCATGAAGAAAATAAGGAAGGAGAAAAAATGGTCAAGTCAGTAACAACCATACCCGCCAAGATAAATAAAAAGACGGCTATGCCCATTGACTCTCCGAGGAAAAGACGAGTCGCTGCTTATGCCCGTGTTTCTACCGACAGTGAAGAACAAGCAACAAGCTATGAAGCGCAAGTTGACTATTACACCAACTACATCAAAAATCGAAAAGACTGGGAATTTGTCAGGGTTTATGCGGATGAGGGCATTACAGGAACGAACACCAAAGACCGTGTCGAGTTTAAGGCTATGATTAACGATGCCTTAGACGGAAAGATTGACCTTATCATCACAAAATCGGTCAGCCGTTTTGCAAGAAATACCGTCGACACTTTAACGACCGTGAGGAAACTCAAAGAGAAAAACATCGAGGTCTGGTTTGAAAAAGAAAACATTCAAACGCTCGACTCCAAAGGCGAGCTTCTCATCACGATCATGTCCTCTCTTGCCCAGGAAGAATCCAGGTCTATTTCTGAAAACTGCACCTGGGGACAAAGGAAGCGATTTGCTGATGGAAAAGTAACCGTGCCTTTCAGTCGCTTTTTAGGCTATGATCGAGGCGAAGACGGCAATCTCATCATCAATCCCGAAGAAGCAAAAAGCGTGAAGCTTTTATATGCCCTCTTCCTTGAAGGACGATCTTGCTACGGAGTTGCTAAAGAGCTGACGGCTCGAGGAATTAAAACGCCTGGCGGCAAAGATAAGTGGAGCACACAAAGCGTTAAATCAATTCTGACCAACGAAAAATACAAAGGCGATGCCCTTTTGCAGAAGTCTTTCACCGTTGATTTTTTAACCAAGAAGAAAAAGAAAAATGAAGGTGAAATCCCTCAGTACTATGTGAAGAATAATCACGAAGCGATCATTGAACCTGAAACTTGGGATTTCGTGCAAACGCTCCTTGAGCATGATTACAGGAAATCAAAGAACAGCGTATCCATCTTTTCAGGGAAGCTAAAATGCGAGGACTGTGGAGACTGGTACGGTTCTAAGGTCTGGCATTCTACTAGCAAATATAAACGCACAATCTGGCAGTGTAACAGCAAGTTTAAAGAAAAATGTCAAACCCCGCACTTCACAGAGGATGAAATCAAAGAAGCCTTTATGAATGCCGTGAACATTTTGATGAAAGACCGTGAGCAGATACAAGCGAACTTTCAAGCCATAGAAACCATCGCCTACAGCACAAAAGAGCTGGAGACCCTGCGAGACAAGCTCTATGCGGAAATGGAGTCCATATCAAATCTCATGGAACAGGCTATTCAAAATAACGCCAGAGTGGCCTTGGATCAGGAAAAGTACAATCAGGAATTTGATGAGATGACTGAGCGGTTTAACGGTGTGAAGAAAAAGTTCGATGCCATCAATGAAAAGATTGAAGACAAAAAAACCCGGCACATCCAAGCCGGGCGATTTATAAAAACTCTGCTGTCCGAAAACGAGATGGCAACTTTCAGTCCGCTTCTCTGGCAAAGTCTGCTTGATTATGCTAGAGTTTCAAGGGACGGAAAGCTGACCTTCGTCTTTAGGAATGGAATGGAGATCTAGGTTATTATCTTCTTGAATAATTTTTAAAGGATAGCTTGCACAGACTACTTTTTTGCAGATTTATAAGATTTCATTTTTACTTCTTGGATTCTTCCTTCAGCTTTTTATCTTCTATTTTCTTAATATAGTTATCCGCTTTTTGATGATAGTACGATTGTCGAGTTGCCTTAATTCTTTCACATAAAGCAATCGCATCATCATATCGTTTAGCTTTAATATAGAAATCCGGCAACCTGAACATCCAATGCGAGCCTTCAAAGATGGGACCCCCGTCTTGCCAGATTTTCTCCCAAAAATTAATTATCCACATCAAATCTTTGTCCTGGGCATATTTTCTGTCTGCTTCTTGTATAGCTTTAATTTGCTCGTCTTGATTTCGAAGTTCTCGATAACCCTTTGGGTCGTATAGTTTTAGATCATCCATAAATTTTTTATTGGACTGTTCTAACCTGTTTTCTATCTCTTTGTGTTTTCTATCTATGATTTCCTTATAATGACTCTTGTCATCATATCCGAGCATCCGGTTTAAATCCCAGACGGTAAAATCTGTATATTTACTGTGGCTGTGCATATATGGCACATACTCATTTTCAGAAAGTTCTTCTTCGCCAGACTTTGTTAGCATATACTTTCTTTCGATGCCTGCATCCAAAAGCTCAGTTTCAGAAACATTATCATAAACTCTCGAAACTAATTCATCTTTTTTGCCTGATAATTTTAGATTATGCTCTCTCAAAATTTCTTTAAGCTGTGGAATCGTAAGAGACTTAAGTGCCACACCAGCAGGCCCTAACTTAATGAATCCTCTGCTTTCAAGACTTCGTAGAGCCGCCCCAACGTCTCTAATTCCGTATGTGAACCACCAAAATCCCGGGTAGCCATTCTTAGGATTTGGATAGGTACCTTTTGAACAGTAATGTAGCAAAAGTATTTCACTAACAAAAAGACCATTTCGTGATGGGATGCTCGACTTTTTTCTCTCTTCTAATGAAATAATATCTTTTTCAAAAGGACTTCCTTCAAAAGCCTTCGATGTATAGTACTCCTCTTCTTGATAATATTGTTTTTCCGAGTCTGGAATTGAAGAAGTTTCTTTTTCCAATATCTGGTCAGTTGTTGACACGTCATTTTTCTTTAGTTTTCTCTTTTTCCTAAAAATATCAAGCAATCCCATTTTAATCGCTCCTCCTCTTTCCAAGAGAGTATATTTGCACACCCCTAAAAACTTTTGAACCCCCTAAGCAGCTATTCTTTTGAAATCGTTAAATTGTATCAATCTCGGTATTATCATTTCGACAAGGGAACGGCAACCATTATGCTGACATCGTTCTCCTTGACATTTGTTGCGTTCGCTCTCCCCGCCGGCATGATCGCAAGTAAGCGCGGTCGCAAGAAAACGATTGTCACGGGACTGATTCT